AAATTAATGCCTTTGAGTGTCTTCATTTCGATACCAACGATTTCCATTGGGTCGATTTCTACGTCTTTTTCCGCAGCAGTAGCATATGCAGCCTGCTTATCGGCAAGTGCGTCCAATTTTTCTGAAAACGGAGAAAACACGTCATCAGCGATAGCTTTAACTTCAACATCGGTCAAGCCCTTCTCTTCTTTGATAACTACGCCAGTTTCAACCATTACGGCTTTCTGTTCTGGGGTAAGTGCATCAAAGTCTTTTTTATCAATTTCCATCTTTTTTACCTAAAATTAAATTCTTTTTAATTCACTTGGAATTGATTATGACCTCAATTTAATCTTTGGCTCGGAAACCCTCCAACTCGAAAAAACCTGCCCTCATAATCTAGTCTATAAAAATTTGTCCAGTCTTTTTTGCAAAACGCAACGCTATTTCTTTAGCGATTTGTTTTCTGACAATTTCTGGATTAGTTTCTACACATGTATAATATGCTTTTTTAGTTTTCTTGTGCGAAATAGATTCTAGTATCTCCATAGCCTTAGCAACTGCTAATTCTTTTTTATCTGGTTCTGGCTCGTCTAATTCAACAGCATCAAACTCAACTTTTGCAGGCTCCTCGACAGGTTCAATTACAGGTTCAATTACTTCTTCAATTACTTCTTCTGGAATAATTTCCTCAATGTCGATATGGACACCATCAATCATTTTTAAATCTTCGGAACTTATTTTGTTTTCTTTAAGAGCCTTGATAGTTAACATTTCGGCTTCTTCATTGGAGGGTAAAGACACGAGGCTAAAACCAACCAAGCGTGTCTTGCTGTGAACTAAATTAACGTCTGTACCAAAAGTTGCCTTATCTTTTTTCGTGGGAATTCTCTGCTCTACCGGCAAAAAGTCGATACTTGCCTTTAGCAGGCCCGCCTTAGCGAAAGCGTAAGCCTTATCCGGTGGAAATGTTTCCTTCAACTCAACCCCAGAATCATTCGTTGGGAACATGACGGAGGCATAGATTTTCTTTCCAATTTTCTCTATGCCAGTTATTTTTGCGGAAGGTAGATGATAATCATGGTTCAACCAAGCGATATCTCTTGCCCCCTTTTTGATTGCAGATATATCCACGCCATCTACAAGAATAACCTCGTTGTCGTAATCCATAATTTCTGACGAAATTACAAATGTTGCAGTTCTATCATCCGAATCTACTTGAGCTTCTGATAATTGTTTTATATTTTTATTCATTTTTTTCTACCTCGGTATCGGTATCATTTTGTGGGTCTCTATTTTCTCCAAAATTCTCAGACGAACCGTTTGGTTCTCTTTCACCCTCATCTCGCTCATCCTCTTTTGGAGGGGCATTATCTATATCAGGAGCGGCTGGGGCATCTTCCTCATCAAATCCTAATTCAGTTCTAACCTTCTCAGCACTAATAATCCCGCTATTCTTTAAGTTGATTAAACGATTTTCTATCTTCTCATTATCTTTGGGTATCACGTTTTCGTAAGCAAGAAACACCTCGTTCTCAAGCCCAAACATAGGTAAAAGAAATTCGTTCAAAGTTGATTCATCATAATGACATAAATGGTTAATACAATCCTTCATCCATGATTGCTCAGTCACATAAACTGTTCCCAACGAAGTGTCCATAGGAAGTACCTTACTGACTGGAACGCCTAAAGAAAAGCAAATCTCACTCACCTTATTTGTCCACCCGATTGGTATGGAATCTGTTAAACTATCTTTTCCTCTGGAGAAACTTGGAGTTACAAATTCTATATCATTGCTGTGGGCCAACATCTTACCAGCGTTTTCTGGACCCTTCATTTTAGAATTATATGCCCTTTCGAATCTAGTAAGTTGATCTTTTGTCGCCCCCTGCAATTTTGCAAAAAGCGCAGGAATTCCGTTATTTTTAAACAACGAAATTTGATATTTATCAAGAGCTTTTAACCAACTGCAAGCTGTCCAACAGCTTTCAGCTTGGGCCTGTCCGTAGTATAAATCGTCTGGATTATAAAGTCTTCCATGAACAATTTCTTGTGGGGTTAGCTTAACCCTTGTACTGTTATTAGCACCCCACCAATAATTCTTTATCAATTTAGTACCAGTTTTATACGGCTCTATAACCATATTCGCAGATGGGACATTCCACAAGTCAGTTGGCACTCCACCCTTCATAATGACTTGCAAATAATAGTTGCCCGTCAATTGCAGGTCAACCATCCGGCCATTAGTGGAGTCTACGCCATTGCTAATGCTCTGACGATACGTTGCAGCCCCTCTGCCAAGCAGATGGAGTATTGGGTGCTGTCCTTCCACTTCAACAAAGTCGCCACCATAATCAATATATTTTTGTTGTACTGCCCCTGACGGCTTCATTGATAGTTCACCAGCAAGGAAACTCTTTGTCCGTCTGGACAAAGGGTTTAAACGCCAAGGAGAGCTGTCTCTCATTTGTTTTACACTTCGCCCGCCCGTCCATGCAAAGAGTTTCATCGGTAAAGCACTAATCGTTTTCGCATTTACGTTGATACAGCCGGCCAGAATCGGATTGGATTTGTACATATCAACGACGCCAGCGTATGTGAAATCTGGCACAAGATTCTTGTTTCGTGCGAAATTAAATCCACTGATTGGGGCTACTCCAGACGTGCCAGACGTGCCAGTAGTGGCAGGGTCTCGCTTAGAAAAGAAAAGGCTTTTTATTTTATTAAACATATTGTAATTCTCTCCACTCGTCTACTTCCATGAAGTCTTCTGACATGACGTAGTTAAATTTTGGTTTGTTATCTACAGTCAATATAATATATCTGCAACTGTCAATGCAGTGATTAAACTTACTTATAGGCTTGTCATCTTTATCGTTTTCATAGCAAAGAAATTCGTCAATTATTCCGGTTGGAATATGTTTAGCTTCCAGTTTTTGACAATGGCTTTTCTGGCAATGTCTGTGAAAGAACATTCCTTCACCGCTCAATCGTGACTTGATTAAATCAATGCCAATCTTAACGCTGTCCGGTCCTTTTTTAACTGGTTCAATGGGCAGTCCGGCATTTCTAATTTGTTCAATCGACCGAGGTTCTGCTGAGTCTGCAACAATTCTAAACGAATACTTTTCATATCTTTCTCGGATATCTTTCAGAATATCAATCCATTCGGATATTTGTTTTTCCCCATAAAGATAAGTTTCTAGTATATAAGCTACTTCCTTATGAAATCCAATTACACATGCAGCACCAGCGGTCCAACCAAAGTCAACACCACAGAATATATTATCATATTCTTTTGGAACCTTTTTGAGTATATGGGCGTCTGGGACAAACTCAGAAAAAACAAGTTTGTCCCCCATCGCCCACACACCCTCAAGAAGTCTTTTCTTTTGGACACCTGACATGGATGATTTTAAATTATCAAGATACTTAGTTCCTTTGATGGTCCAATGACTATTTTTTTCTGCCGCTTCTCTTTCTTTCTTTTTAGTAGAACCCCTGCCAGCATACTCGTGCCAAAACTTTGGATTGCATTTATGTGATATAAAAATTCGTTCTTTTTTATCATTCCCTTCCATAAAGTGCTGATTCAGCCAGTGGTGCGGATACGATGGGTTGGTATCTAAGATGACCTGCTGATATGCCTCATTTTTTTCATCTTTAAAATTATTGCAGGACATTCTGGTGATAATATGCTGTAAGTCATCCTCAGAAATCTCACTCGCTTCAGCTATATAGCAAACGTCATATTCGGAACTCATGATTTTGCTTGGCATATCAAGACCGCCAACGACCAACTCAGATCCGTTGTTATATTTGTACGATTGACGATTTGCCCGACGAGGGCCACCCATCACCAAGTAATGCGAGTGTCCAAGAATCATATCCTCATATGTCTGCAAAATAGTTTGCGCTAAGGAGCTTTTATTTTTTCTTAAAATTAGTCCTCTGCTGTTTGGGTACTTGCTCATGAGAACATGTAGCTTGCATAATATGCCGAAGGTTTTTCCCGACCGTACCGGCCCTTCGACTAAAAGTTCAAAAGTTTTTGAACTAATAATTTTTTTACTTTCACGTTGTAGTATAATATCTGACATTAATTTTTAACGACTATCTCGACAGGCTCGGTCTCACTCTTTTTGTTGTACTCATCAAAATCTTCTTGACACGTAAATATCCTGCTAGGGCTATTAGAAAATTCCAACCACTCGTTCATATCATCTTTGCTTTTATGGGTAATTTTTTCATTTACTCTATCTGGATTTAAGTCTCTGTATTCATAGATATAACAAAAACATTTCTTTCTGTGGAAGTAAGCCTCAAAGACCCTAGTATCTTTCTCGAAGGTCATCCTGTGTGCTAAAATATCCTTATCGGTATCAACGCAAATTCTTGTACCATTAACACTTACTCTTTTTTTCATACGTCGCCCCACTCCTTACCTATGAAATTAATGGGCTCTCCTGCTGTAGTGATATCTATTTTGTTTTCATTTAGTCCACAAATTTTACTTATATCAGCAGCAAATTTTCTATACTGTTCGAGAACTTTTACTTCTTCTCCAACGTCTTTTGCCTTATCCAGTAGTCGATTACACTGCCTCAACTTCTTTTGCAGTGCGGTCTTAACAGCTTTTTTAAGTGTTTCTATTGTGTCTTCGTCAAATTTCTTCTTGGCTCTTTCTATACATTTTTGAACCGTAGACATAGAAAGCCCCATCTTTTCAGATATCTCTCTTCGAGTATATCCTTCTGACCAAAGTATAAAACTATCTCTACTTCTCTCTGCTGCCCTTATTTGAAAAGCACCACTTTTTCTCGGATTTGCTGTCATCATTTCTCCTTATCTATGTGCGTCTGATTGAGTTCTTAGGTCGTCTACATCGTCTTCCAACGCCTCTATAGCCGTCACAAGGCCTTCGTAGTTCACAGCGGCATCACAAGCGGCTTCAATGCGGTCAAATGCTGGACCAACGCCGTCGATTAGTATGGTATCTGCGCTGACGTTAGCCGTGACTGATGCTACTGAACCATCAACATTTCCAACTACGTCACCTCTAACATCTCCCAAAACGTTACCAATTACGTCACCACCTACGTCTCCCGTTACACTGCCGACTGCTCCCGATAAACCACCCTGAATATCTGCATTTAAATCATATCCTCCGCCAACGCCCACAAGCTCCATCCCGTCACCTGCGGTCTGAGCAGCAGCGTGAATACCATCTCCACTTGTGCCTCCACCAAGAGCTTCTATGCCGTGACCAGTAGACCCACCAATGGCGGCGATACCGGCACCAGTTCCATGTCCTGTGGCTTTGAGACCGTCGCCGTTGTTGCCAGTAGAAGTCATCGCCACAGCGTCGCCAGCGGCATCTATGGTAATGCCTGCTGTGGTTGCGTTAATGTCAACGCCGATTGTCCCAGCGACAATTTCAATGCCAGCTTGGGTAGCATCAATCTCGATGCCATTACCGCTACTGTCGATATATACACCAGTAGTTCCATCTATCGCTACTGCTGTGGTGTCTCCCTTGATGTCTACACCGATTCCGCCAGTTGAAGTTATGACAAGACCGGAGTTATCTCCACTTATATCTACACCAATGCCACCGGAACTGTGGACGTCGATGCCTGCTCCAGTTGCATTGATATCGAGACCTATACCAGCAGAAGCTTCGGCGAAAATTGCAGCAGTTGAACCTTCTATATAAATACCGTTTGTCCCACCATCTATGTCTATGCCATTCCCGCTTGTCCCTGTTATATCGACGCCGTTGGTTGACGCCAAAATGTTAATGCCCGCACCACCAGAGTTGTCAATATCAACAGCACCATCAGCATCATTTGCGTCAATTTTCAGTTTCCCCAAGCTTAATGTCTGTCCACCAGTTCCATCAAGCATCGTCTCAAAATTATCAGCAGCAGTTGCGTCACCTGAAATTTCTACAACATCTGCTTGTCTGATCTCTAAATCAATAACAACAGACTTAGCAATAAAGTCACCATTATCATGTGTAACTAATAATTTAACATATTTTACACCGGCAGCGAAAGCAGCGTTAGCAAAATCAATTTGCCATTCACCTGTTGTACCAAGCGGTTTTGATGTGCCATCAGCCCAAGTTCCTAGTGTGCCTGCGGTAATTGTAGCATCTACTACAGCGGCAGCAACCCCTTCACGAATATAAGTAAATGTCCAATCAGCTTGGTCTTCTGTTACATACGCTCCACCCGTAACCGCATCTTGGAGATACATAACTAAAGATTGAGATGTTGAACCCGGTTCTATATACTGCATTTATTTTTCTCCAATTATTGGAAGTATGCTCGTTGGAATTCCTCTTGCGAATCTGGCATAGTTACCGCCACCCATATCTACTTCTGTTCTATATCCAGCGGCACCTAATTTTAAATTATATAAATCACTAGCTGCATCTTCGTATCCTTCAAGCCCAGTCTCAATCCGTGTATCTGTACCTTTTATCTTTTGGTCAACAGTGATATTATCATTTGGCGTAGTACAATTGTTGAAGTTAAAGTACTCGTGTATACTGCTAGTTGCGACCCCATCACCTCGAATCCCTATATTTGTGCCAGTTATCCTGCATCCAATAATTAAACCAGTGTCAGGACAAACTACTCCATACGTATCCCCATTATCCGAGACACAGTTAACCATTACACTTCTCAGTTGCAACCAATAATTCATGTAATCATTGTTATAAGCCAAGCAATGAATGAACGCTCCACTACCATAGTTTCTGAATCCGTACTTATTTCCACTGCTTCCATTTGTGTGGGCCGTGCAGCAGACATAATTATCAAATGTTCCAAAGAATCCATGTTCTGCATTATTATAAGCCCGACATAAAAACCACAC